CCCGTCTCGTAGCCCGGCACGAAGATCGGACGGTTCTGCGTGTCCTTGATCTTGCGCAGCGCCTTCAGCGTGTCGTCGTGCATCATCCAGCGGCCGCGCGGGCGGTAGAACGGATCCACCGAGTGCTCCAGGTCCACCAGATCGTCATAGATGATCGAGGTGGTCTGGCCGGTGGTGCCCGTCTTGCCGGCAGTCGCTGCGGTGACCAGGCCCTTCGGCTGGCCGGTGCCGGTGCCGGTGGTGTGGTGCTTGTTCTGGATGCGGCCCAGGCGCAGCGTCAGCAGCGTCTGGATGTACGATTCCAGGTCAAACATGCTGTCCTGGATCAGCTCGAACGGCAGAGCGATTGACTTCGACGAGTACTTGTAGACGTCCAGCGATGCCTGGCCGAACGTGGTGTCCAGCGCGGCCACGGCAGCGTTCTGACCGACGATTTCGCCTTCCTCGGCAGTTGCATCGGCAGTCGGGAACAGCATCTGCGCACCGGTGCTGGTGCGGATGCCCGACGCGACCGAGCGCACCGCGAACGCAGCCTTCATGGCTTCAACCAGGTTGCGGCTGAACTCGGTTGCGACGGTGTAGCCACCCTCGCTGCCGGTCGTGGTCGACATGGCAGCGCGGATGTCCGGGTTCACGCGCGCGAACATTGCGTTGCGCTGCTCCGGGCTCAGGGCCGACAAGCCGCCGGTCAGCATGGCGCGCAGGGCACCGGCCTCGGGCGAATCGTTTCCGCCTTGGCGGGTGGCGGCGTTCAGCGCGGCTTCGTGCTCGGCTTGAGCGTTGCCGGCGACTTGCGCCAGGCGGTTCTCACGGGCGATCTCACCGTCGATCGCCTCGATTTCAGCCAGGATGGCGTCGAGTTGCGAGGCCTCGGCGGCCGGCATGCGCTGGTCGGCGGGGAACTTGTTGTTCAGGTCTTGCGCTTCCTTGGCCTTGGCATTGCGGCGTTCGCGCAGTTGAGCGAGTTTGCTCATGTGGTCGTTTCCTTTCAGTGGACGAAGAAAAACCGCCCGGGAGGCGGTTGGTTTCTGTGCGCGAACGCGCTTCAGATTCTGGCTGCTAGCTGCAGGCGCTGCGCCTGGCGGGCGCGGTGTTCGTCTGTGGCGTAGGCAGTGGTTTCGGGCGGCTCCGTCTGGGGCTCCGGTTCAGGTGCGGACGCCGGCGCGTTGGCGTAGGCGCTCAGGTTCCACTTCCGGGCGGCCGACGCGCTCGGCGCGGCCTCCAGAATGCTGTCGATGAAACCGTATTGCTTGGCTTCTTCTGCCGTGAACCACGTTTCCGCCTTGCACCATTCGATGATCTGCTCGGCGCTCTGCCCCGTCCGCTTCTCGTACTCGGCGAACATTGACGCGTCGCATTTTCGAAGCAGGTCGACCGTTTGCATCAGGCTGTCCGCATTGCCGACTGCCAAGCACCATGTCTGGTGGATCATGTACTTGGAGGCCGCAGTGGCGACCACCTCATCGCAGGCGCATGCGATCGACGTGGCCGCGCTGGCAGCGTAGCCCTCGATCTGCATTGTGATCTTCGCGGGATGCTCCCGCAGCGCCTGGCACATTGCCTCGGCCGCGAAGACGTCGCCACCAGGGCAGTTCGTGTACAGCGTGATGTGATCCGCCTCCAGCGCCCGCAGCGCCGGCACGAAGTCTTGCGGGCAGACGCCGCCCCACCATTCAGCGGTGACCCGGTCGCTCACAATCGGGTCGTACAGGTAAATGGCCGCCTCGCCGCCCTTTGCCTGCACGAACTTGCTCTGTACAGGCTCGAACGGCTTCCGATTCTCAGCCAGCAGTTGCAGTAGTCGGTTGCGCATCCGCGCCTCCATTCAGTTTCAGATCCGCATTCGGCGGCATGTTTTCCAGCCTCCGCACCTCGTCGGCGTCCATCCACGGTTGTTCGCCGGCGCGGCCCATGGCGATCCGGTACGCCTCGTAGCGCGTTTTCAGGTCGCCGCGCTCAAGCGCCGCGGTGATGTGCTCCACGAAGTAGCGCTGGCGCACCGGCCACAGCTTCCGATTCAGCTCCTGCGCCATCGGCGTCAGGTGCCGCTGCAGCGTGTAGCGGACGAACCCGATGCCCTGCGACTCGATGCCACTGCCCCATGACGTAGTCTTGTCGGTGTGGCCGACCATGTGGGGCGGCACGCCGAACACGCGGCAGATTTCCTCGACCGTGAACAGCCGCGTCGCCAGGATCTCGGCGTCCTTGCTGTTTACGCTTAGCTGCGCCGGCGCCAGCCCACCGTCCAGGATCAGCGGGCCGCGGCCACCGTTCTGCAGGCGCGCCAGAAGCGATGCCTTCAGGGCTGCCAGCTGGGGCTGCTTCAGCTTCTGCTCCGTCTTGAGGGCGTAGTCGAAGTTCGCGCCATCCGAGAAGAACTTGCCTGCGTGTTTCTGCGCCGCGATGGCCGTACCAATGATCTCGCTGGCCGCGTAGGTGACCGGGCTTGGGCTGCGCAGCCCATCGAATCCCAGGCTGGGCAGGTGGATCATGTCCGCGCTGTCCAGCGTGTAAGCCGGGCTGCCGTCACTCGGCATCACCCGGTATAGCAGGCGGCCTTCGTGCTTGAACGGCGCCACGCACAGCGGATGCAGCGGCTCCCAGCCGATCACGCGGTTGCTGTAGGCGCTAGGCCGCAGCAGCCGCCCGAATCCGTCGCCGTAGAACAGCTTGGCGGAGATCAGGTACTCCAGCGCCGCGGCGGTCGTCCAGTTCTCCGATGCCTGCTCATTGAGCAGCCACCAGTATTCGTGGTCGGCCTTGCTGCGGTCGCCGCCGGTGCGCTCGAACACGCCGATCGGCAGGGTGGAGATGGCACCAGCCAGCAGCGACACGCAGCCGTACACGGCCGACACGCGCATGGCGGCGCTCTCGGTCACCGCCTCGCCGGACGACGAACGGTAGGAGGCGCCCAGCAGGTTCACCAGTTCATCCATGGACAAGCCATCCACGAACGAATTTTCTCCCAGCGCGTTGACGCCTCCCGCCGGTCCCAACGTCGGCTCGATGGCCGCCGGCGCTGCGGCAGACGGCGGCGCGCGCCACCCGCCCAACGCCTTTGCGATCATCTGTTTCATAGGGTGTAGATTCCAGGTCCGTCCTGCGCTTCAGGGTTACGGCTCATCAGCTCGACGGCGTTGAACATCGACATCAAGGGGTCGATCTTTGCGGTGCCGGCGGCCTGCTTGGTGATCAGAATCGCGTTCCCTCGCGGTTCCACCTTGGCGTTACTTACGCACCAAGCCATCAGCGGCGCGCCGGCGTGCACAATCACGCCCTCGGCCAACTTCCGCTCGGTGGTCTTGATGGTTCCGCCCAGGCGCCAGCCTTGCGAAATCCCCACGATCTTGTCGCGCGGGATGTCAGCTTCCTCCAGTGCGTCCAGGATGGACCCCAGCGCGGCCGGGTCAGCACCGACCTGGAACAGCAGACCGTATTCCTCGACCTGCGACACGTACCCAACCAGCTGCTCAACGTCGTCGCCGATGTTCTCCACCAGCGTCAGGTCGCCGTCCTGTGCAAAGTCATGCAGGCGCGGGGCGATCTCTTTGCGCAGCTCGAGCACGCTCGGGTGCGCCCAGGCGTGGCACCAGGTCAGCCACTCTCCCGTTTCGGCATCGCGGCCCACTGCAGACAGGCCAAGCAAGTCGTCCAGGCCGCCGCCGTCGATACCCATCGTTACCACCTCGGAGCGCTCAATCAGCGATTCCAGCGTGATGTCGGGGCGAGCCTGCCGCTGCCAGAAGTTTGCGCCGGCCCAGCGATCAGATCGCAGAGCGAGACCGATTTCGACGTTCAGGTGCTTGGCGAGGAACTGCTGCAGCGTGCCGTCCGTCTTGGACTGATTCTTCCGCAGCTGGTCCTCCAGCCATTCTGCGCTCACCGATCGCCCGATATTCGGGTTCGTGACGTAGAAGTTCGCCGGATCGGTGTACGCCTTGCTTTCCAGCATGGCCGCCGGGAATTCGTACAAGATGCCGAGCGTCTTGCGATCCTCGATCCGGCCGTCGCGCACACCGCGCCAGTAGCCAAGCCGTTCCTTGAACACCCCTGCCGGCGAATCGTCACTCTGCGTGGTCAGGTAGATCACCCAACCCTCGTCGCGGGACACTTGGCCGCCCAAGGCTTCCATGAACATCGCCGCGGCGTTGGCCCGCTTGCCGAACAGCCACAGCTCGTCAACCAGGACCTTGCCGGACTTTTTTCCGGAAACGGTGTCCGTGTCCGCGGCAACCACCTTCAGGCTGTTGCGGTTCAGCCGATGCGTGATCGTCCGGATGTGGTCCTGGACGTGGAAGAGCGCCTTGAGTTCTTCATCCTCCCGCACCATTGCCGCCGCAGGCTTGAAACTATTGTCGGCAACCTCTTTGGTCGGCGCAAGGATGAGGTGCTCCTCTTCCTCGCGCCAGCACAGGATCAGCGCCGTCAGCATGATCCCGGCGGCGATGGTCGACTTCGTGTTCTTCTTGCTGATCAGCAGGCCGTATTCGCGGATCAGCTGCTTGCCGGTGTCCGCGTCATAGCCGCCGAAGATGGCCGCCACGAAGTCGAACACCCATTGCTCGCTGCACTCGCCAAACGTCGGCTTGCCGGGAAGGTCGACGACGCGCAGCTCTTTGAAGATGGCCAGCGCCTGCTCCGCCTGCTCGGGGAAGATCGGCGGCGGGATGATCGGCAAGCGATCAACCAGCCGGCGCTCCCAGTCCACGCAAGCGGTTTTCCATGCCATCGTTAGACCTTTTTACCGCCAGCGGCTACCAGTTTGGGAGGCACAGCAGCGGCGAACCGGCCGGCGACCTTCTGCGCTTCGACCTGCTTCTGCTCCTTCTTGCCGCTCTCGCCCAGCTTTTGGTGCATGAACGGCATCAAAGTCTTGGCCGCTTCGATGCGCTGACGCGGCTCAAGCTCCAGGTCGTTCATCGCCGCCAGGAGGAAGGCTTTGGGGTCGCTGTGCGCGAGCGCCGTGCTCAAGTCAAACTTCGGCACGGGCTTCGGCGGCGCCTCCGCAGGCACGGCAGCGGGATCCCTCCGGGCCGTCTTCCGGCGCTCTTTCAGGTACTTGGCTACCTCCGGATCTTTAACAAGACGGGACCCCGCCGCCGATGCAGTTTTCGGGCTGTAGCCAGCCGCGATTGCCGCGTCCCTATTGGACTTCCCGGCGATAACGGCATCCGCGAACAGCCGCTTTTTGCCTGTTAAAGCCATTAACAAATCCTCCACCGGGGAAATTTTCTGCGCGTGAGGAACAGGGCGGTCTAAGGGCCCGGGGCGCCTAGACTTTTGATGCCCCCCCTCCCTATGAGGGGATGGGCACCAGGCGCGCCCAAAGCCCGCAGGCGCCGCGATCAGCCGTGGGTCAACGCAACCCAGCCGCCCGCTCCTCGCGCGCCTTGCGCCCGCTGTGGCACGGCGAGCACAGGCTCTGCCAGTTCGACCGACGCCAGAACAGCGCCTGATCGCCACGGTGCGGGATGATGTGGTCGACCAGGTCAGCCGCCGTCGTGCGGCCTTCCTGCTGGCAGTACGCGCACAGCGGGTTGTCACGCAGGAAAGCCGCGCGGGCCTTCCGCCACTTGTGCCCGTAGCCACGCTCGCCGCTGCTCATCCCGCTACTGCGCCAGCTGCCGCCATTGGTGACGGCTACCCGGTCTTCCTTCAGCGCAGTCAGTCGCGGCTTTAGGGTCGTCAGGCGTGGCATGGCGAACGAAAAAGGAAACGCCCCGCCGACTGATGCCGGCGAGGCGCAATCCCAGGCGGGCTGGGAAGAGACAACGGGAGGAGCGGTGAGAAGCGGTAAATTAGCTGTCACAGTTGGGCCAGCACGCGTGTGCCCACACACCCCATAGAAGGAAGCAGTAGATCGGCATGAACATGGCTGGCTCCAATGCAAAAAGCCCGCTCGGCTTTCGCCTAGCGGGCTTACTTTGGGCGCACCTTGCGCCCCACGCCGTCAATATACCCAACGTTCCCCTCGCGTGCAATCCTGTCGTTCGAACTAGATCACCAATCGCGATAGGGCACCCGCGAGCGGTCCAGACCGAAAATGCGGTATCGCCCTAAGTAGTGGGCCAGCGCGGCAATAGCCAGTTCCTGATGTGGGGTCGGCCCAACGGTCAGGCGCATACGAAGTTCGGTGTTCTCCTTCAATCCAAGCTTGATTGGCACATACGGAGCCAACATGGATCTCGTCTGCCTAAGGCGTACACGATCGTCGTTAGACAAGATATGAGAAACTAACCGCCACTCTCGCTCGTCGCTAAAGGCGGGATTCTTCATATACGGGGCGAAGTTAATAAAATCATTCCAGTAAGCCGGCCAGGCTTCTTCGCAGTGAGCCTCTAGGTCGGTCTCAGACAAATTTTTAGCGAGCAAACTTGACACAGTCTCGTCGGCCCACTTTTTTACGACCGATCGCTGTGATTCAGGCGTATATATACATTTTCTAAGATTAAAGCCCTGTTGCCTGGCAAGATTTGTCAATTCACTGCTATTGAAGCTAATGTTATATCCAAATCCAGGCGGACAGTACCCCCGCCACTGGCTCAACGAATCACCCTCCTCAGAGAAGCACGCGACATAAAGAGCAAGCTTTTCCAGTCGGAGCAGGGAGCCGAAGATAGCGGAACAAACAGATCTCGTCCTTCGATCCCCCCTCTCCCAGAGCACCTCCATGTAGTCCCTCACCTGGCCTATGGCGTGCCGAAATTCTTCACTATCGTTGAGATAGTGGATCTGGGTCGCCCAAATGGAGTCGGATTCGAATATCCCGATCAGTCCTGCGCCGCTCGTATAGTGGTAAAGCGTGGTATCGAAGTTCATGCCTAGAAATTGCCGACTAATCGATGGCGACTGTCATTACGGTCGGCGGGCGCGAGCAGGGCGACGCACCGCGGCCCTTGCGGCCCCACCCGCCCTATTGCGATTTCCGGGCCTTCCGCGCTGGAGGGGGTATGCCCGATGGTTTGTCCTATTCCATGGAGCTCTAATATCTTGACGAAGGCCGCAGAGCGTCTGCAGAAGAAAGTTGTCTGTCTCGATTACGGTCTGGTAGATCTTCGCGATATATTCCTTCATGGCCGTCACCCGTACGTAGGGAGCCTCACGCCCGTTGTGCGCAATATCCCCCCGAACGGCGATGAAGTCATCAAGTTGCTGTGCGGTGATGGACCAGCAATCCGATAGGCGGGCGATCCCCAAGTAGCGCTGATACATAACGTCCACCTGGCCCGACTTTGGTGTATTCAGCTTTTCCGTTTCCGCAACTGCTAGTTCGCGATACACCTGGACCCATCCAAAATTGGCTAGAGTCAGCGGCGCCAGTTCATGCTTGTCAAGCCGCGATTTTATGTGCGCACTGATCGTCTTCTGGGCGGCCATTGGCAGGCTACCGGGTGCCGGAAGATTGTTTGTCAAGATGTCAATGCATTCGAGCAGCACTTGTTCAATGTAACGTTCCCAGCAGGCCGCCAGCATAACCACTGCGCTGCGGGTCAAATGGCCCATTGCGCGGCGACCCTGGCCAACAGGGTTAAGTTGCTCGTGCGTCAACAACAGGCTTCGTACGTCTTCGAGATTGTCGTGAAATTTGTTGTAAGCGGTCGATGGCATGGTGGCCCGCAGCGGATGGCGAAAACAGCGATGATACCTATTTCGTCATAGGTTGCTGTCTGGCGGTGTGGGCGATCTGCGCCGAAGCGACGGCAGCATTCGCATCGCACAATGGATGATGCGCACTATCCCAGTCACCAAGACGATGGCACTTACAGTCATCCTGCTGCGCTGACTCGCCGTAGTGCTCCGCGATTTGCTCGGGTGAATGGCTCCATTCGCCTTGCCAGCGTTGGCGGGCCATGTGGATGACGTCAGCGACGTCTACCACAGATTGAATCGGAGCGGCATATACCGGCATGGTGTTATCGCCGTCAGTCCTTCCAGCATAGATGGGTGCGCTGTGGTGGTGCGGCGCACGGTCGGCCTCGCGTGCGCTGGCCAAAGATTCCAGCGATCGGCGGGATACAAAGCCGACCGGCTCGGCGCTCTGGCTGGTTGCGGCGCGGTACTCTATCTCAGCGAAGTGGTAACCCTTTACCGACTCCCAGGCGCGCACCGCATCCATGACGTCCGCGAAGGACTCGGTGTACTTGTAGTTGCGCTCGCAGTCGCCCTCGATCGTGCCCGCCATCACCGTGAACGGCTTGTACTCGGCGCCTTCCGCTCCCTTGCCCTGCTCCATCATGCTGCCTGCCGTGCTCGAATCAGGCCGCGCTTTCGTAACTGCGGCAGGAGGGCGGCCTTTGCCTCCTGGTAGTACTCGTGGTCCTTGCCGTCCAGTCGCGCCGACCGGAACACCTCGGCCTTACAGACCTTATTCTTCATGCTCACCTGGATGGCCGCCCGGTGGCGCCAGTCCGCCAAGCCGTTCACGCAGACGTCGACTTGCTCAGCCAGGCGCTTCACCGCGGCGCGCTCCTCCAGCTCGCGGCGCTCGTCGAGGCCCATCCACTGCTTCGAGATCTGGTAGCCGCGACAGGTCGGGTCTGCCCGCCCAGCCCCCAGCGCCGGCGCCCACGCCGCCTGCCAGGCGTACCACTCCAGCAGCATTTCCTCGATCTGTTGGCTCTCGTCCTGCGTCATGCCGCCCCCTTCTTGCCCATTGCGTCGCCAAACATCTTCGCCAGCGCCTCCTGAATCGGCAGAAACTCGGCCAGCGGCATCTGCAGCACCTGATCGGCGGTCAATGGCTCCCCGTCGATGTGCACCACCCTCGTTGCGAGCTCGCCCAGCATCACGAGAGGGTTCTCATTGTTCGATACCGCGTAGTCCCACCACTTGATCGCGCGGAACGATGCGAACCTTCCGCTTGGCAGAACCACTTCACGCACCGTTTCCCCCATCGTCTGCGTCATCCCTATCCCCGTTCGAATAGATCACACCTACGCCCGTACTCGCGGCGCTTGAACTTGCACTCCCGCACCGCCTGCCCGCTTGCATCCACGAATGGCGACCGGTGCCGGCAGTCGCCACAAGCCTTGTCCGCCCGGATCTCCTCCTCCTGGCGCCGGATGGCGACCTCCTCCGGTGTCAGCTGGTACATGTAGCTCGGATGGATCAAGGCCTCACCCCTTGCTGCCAGCGCATGAACGGCAGGCGCACTCCAGCGTGGAACTTGGCCTCAGCTGCGGGCACATGGTCCAGCTGCGCGCGCGATTCGATGCCGCTCACGGTCAGGACATAGCTCCGCGCCGCATCTGCGGACTCACACGGCTTCCCGCTCCGCTGCGCCACGAAGCGCCAGAAATCGGGGTTGCCGCACCACATGCCGGCCAGCCGCGCCAGCGCGCCGCCCTTCTTCTGCGCCGTCATGCCTGGGCTCCCATGCCGAACAGCGCCCGAACGACCTCATGCTGAGGGGTGGTGATGCCGCGCCGCAGTGCCGTTCTCAGGCGCTTCCGCTCCAGGTACGCCTGGTAGCGCAGCGGGTCGTCCGCCTTCATCCGCTCGATGCGAGCCCTCTCCCGGTCGTTCTGGCTCACTGGCTTCGGCTTCCGGGCACTCACGCCTGGAGTGGGCATCCAATACGGCACCGGGCACCCTGCGCGGCGCTCCCAGCGAGCCACGTGCGCCTGCCCCTGTTCCTTCCGCTTCTTCATCAGCGCGTCGATCGTGATTCGGGCGTTTCCTGTTGCCTTGCACAACTCGTGGACCGTCCGCGGCCTGCCGTCCTGACAAACCCGGACGATTGCGGCCCAGGTGGGTGAGTGATTCCCGGTGAATGGCTTCGGGCCCAAACCCATCAACTTGGCCTTATTGAATGCAGCCTCACCCGAGCGGCCCAAATGGGCGCCGATGATTCGCCAAGCCACACCCGCCTCAGCCAAGGCCTTCATCTTGGCCATATCCTCTTCCGTCCACTTCATCGGAACATCCCCCATACGATCGGGCCGACGATGATCGCCATCATCAGCATCGTGAAAACGTCGCAGATGTCGGCGGTGCTCATGCCCCACCCCTCCGGCGGGCCTCAAACCATCCGCAGCGAGCGCTCGTTTCGTCCATCCACTGGCACGGCGCGACATCGGTCGGCCAGGTCGGGGTCCGCCACCACGCCTCGAAGGCGAGCCATGCCTCAGCGCGACGCGCAGCCTCACAAGCGATAGCCGCATCGCACTTTCTCGCCTCGAGGCGCCGGATTCCATCATCATCGCCACAGTCGTTTAGGCAGTCGCAAGCCCTTGTCATGGCTGTCCTTCAATCACAGCTGCTGGACGAGCCACCGCTGTCCGAAGAGGAATAGCTGTCCGAGGACGAGCTCGATCCGCTATCCCAGTTTCCCGATGCGCCGCCGCCATCGAATGACCCGCCGCCGCTTACCGGGGCATCCCAGCGCGAACAACTGGCCGGCATGTGGGTATCGTCTCGGCTGGACAGGAGCATTGCCGCCGGCAGCATGGACATGCCGTCATCGGTCGTGCTTGAGCGGGTTGCCGACGGTGTTGGGGTTGCTGCCGCCACCGGCGAGCGGCGCGGAACGGACGCGGCGGCCACAGCGCGCGATAGCGGGACCGGCATGCGCTTCGGCGGCGCCTGGGGATTCAGCCGCGCGGAGATCGCCTCGGAAGGCTTCACGGATGGCATGGGCGTTTCCGGCCACTTCACCGGCGGCAATGCGCTTGACGCCGGTCTGGCCTTGCCGAGCAGGCGGGCGAAGAAATCGCGAACAGTTCTCACTTGGCCTCCTTGCTTTCTTTCATCTTTGCCACCTCCCCGGGGTTCTCGGCGCGCCACTGCGCCCAGCTTTCGTGCATCAGCTTCCATTCGATCCAGTCAGGGTGGTCTGGCTTTGCGAGAAAGGGCTTACGGCGCCTTTCGCACCGCTCGCACAGCTGGGGGCGGCGCAGCGACAGGAAGAGGTGATTTCCGCAGAAGTAGAGGCCGCAGCCGCGATCGCCGCCGTAGGGCTCACCGCCGCAGACGTGTGCCAGGCCGCGGTCTATCGTCTCGTTGCAGCCGGGGTGATCGCAGATCGCCGGCACGCCGTAGCCGATGTCACGCCCCCAGTTGCTGTCGTATCCAAGGCTCCACCCCATCACCGCACCTCCTTGATCTGGATTCCCATGGCCGCCATCAGGTGCCGCTTGATGCGGTACCCCTCGGTGACGTGGCCCTTCACGTCCTCTACGGTCTTCACCGTGGCGCCCTGCTCCACGTAGGTGAAGTCCGCCACGTACTTCAGCGCCGGGCGCTTCCGGCCATCGATCACCACCGCCGGCGAGAGGATGAACACCACTTGGCGCTCGAGCTGCTTGATCTTCCCGGCCCGCTGCAGGATCCGGAGGTGGTGATACCGCTCCATCTCCCGCTGGCTGTCGAACGTCTCGCCGCCTACCGTCAGCCTGGTGTTGCCGTACTTGCTCGGTTTGCCTGCCTTGCCGCTCGGACGTCCGATGCCAGCCGCACCGCCGCCGGCCGCCCCCTGGACTTCTCCACCTGCTTCAGGAACTCCGTCACCCGCCAGTCGGGCAGCGGCGCCAGCCATCGGACCTCGCACTCGTGCCGCCAGGCCTCGTCCACTCGCATTGCGCCATTTCCCCCACATGCTCACGACTGGCCTCGCCGGCCTTTGTTGAGGGTGTGCCCCCATGCAATGGCGAAAGGGCCGATGATCACCAACCACAGATGACCGCCTGAGCAGACCATGCGACGAACGCTGAAGAGGTGATACGCACGCATCTGAGTTTTGCGATGCCGGTCGAACCACGCCGCGCCGCCCATCTGTCCATGCCCCTTGGCGCTCTTGAATTCGATGCTCATGCGGCCTCCCCGATCGGTGGATGCCCGTTGAACTGCTCGAACACCTGGGCGTACATCGAGCTTTTGGTGCGCAGCATGTCGGCCAGCAGTTCCTCCTGCCACTTGCCCGGGCCGGCCGCCTTGTACACGCGGACCTTGTAGACCCACTCCGGCTCCCCGGTGCGCCGCTTCACGTTGAACTCGGCGCCCTTCGCGGCAATGCCGGCCGTCGACCGCCACCAGATGCCCACCTCAGCCGCCGCGGCGCCGGTGCAAGCCGGGTCGCCATTGGCCGCCGCCTCGGCAGCGCGCTTCCGGGTCGATTCGATCATCCGCAGGACGTACCGGGCGTTCGGGCGCTCACCGGGCTTGCGCAACTGGAACAGCTCGACGTGCTCGGCAATCTCGGTGTCCGTCACGGCCAGGCGGACCATGTCGTGCACGTCGGCGCTGTTGCTCGTTGCCTCCATGCCGTAGGTCTTCCGCAGCAGGATGGCGAGCTGCACCGGCCTGGGGTTGATCTCGCCGGTTGTCGCATTCCGGATGTGGTCTGGCGGCGCGCCCGCGCCACGGGTCACTGACGGGTCTATGACGGGTACTGACGGGTCGGGTGCAATAGCTGTTGCACCCTTTCCTGCTTCAGATTGCACCCTTTCATGTTCCAGATTGCACCCTTTCATGTTCCAGATTGCACCCTTTCGTGTCGCCCGTTGCACCCTTTCCCTCGCTAAAGGGTGCAATAACTGCTGCACCCTTTTCGGAGTTATCCACAACCCCGCCCTCTGCCACACCCTCGGAAATAAAGGGTGCAGAATTTGCGCCCTTTTGAGGAAGAGTGCCCGTCTCAATCCAGAAGGGGTTGATGCGATATTCGCGGGCCTTCTTGCGGCCGCCCTTGGCATTGCCAACCAGCTGCAGCCAGCCGGACTCTTGCATGCTGCGCAGGTGATACTGGACCGTTCGCTCCGACTGGCGCGTCAGCTTGGCTACGGTTTCCACCGCAGGGAAGATGGACGTGCCGTCGTGGTCGGCGTGGTCGGCCAGGCATAG